GTCTAACGTGAAGTACACGGTGATACAGGCTGTTTGTTACTACCCTGAGAACGGGAAGTATGACACCTCGAAGATTCTGCCGCCTGAGAAACGTCCGTTTCACGAGCGTTATATCTTGCAGAAAGATGCAACTGTACTGACTGAGGGTTATACCTCTTACTACGAAATGCCAGCCTACGTGGTGCGCTGGGGTCGTATGACCGGGAGTAAATATGGATTTAGCCCTGCTCTTAATGCTCTACCTGATATTAGGACTCTCAACCGGCTTGTCTCGCAGATACTCGATGCGGCGGCGAAGGTCATCGACCCGCCGATAATGACCACCCACCGTGGTGTGATTGGTGATATTGACCTGACCCCTGGTGGCGAAACGGTTGTGCGTGACCCGGATGCGATGCGTCCGTTTGAGTCGGGTGCGAGGTTTGATGTCTCGCAACTGCAGAAGGGTGACCTGATTTCGAGTATTCGCCGGGCGTTCTACGTGGAACAACTGGAGTTGCCGATGTCTGATCGTATGACCGCAACTGAGGTGCAGGTACGCTATGAGCAGATGCAGCGTCTGCTTGGCCCTGCCCTGTTCCGTTTGCAGTCTGACTTCCTTGACCCGCTCATCAAACGGTCTTTCAACATCCTGTTCCGTGAGAAGCAGTTGCCTGAGATGCCGCCGGTTGTGCAGCAGATGCAGGGTGAATTTGAGGTGGAATATTTGGGACCGCTTGCCCGTAGTCAGAAGATGGGTGCAGTCGATGCGTTCCAGCAGTTGCTCGGTATCATCGCCAACGTTGCGCCGGTTTACCCGGATGTTGTTGGTTCTATCAAATGGGATGATGCGATTCGCGAGATTGCCATGCGCATGGGAGTCCCGGCAAAACTGTTGAAGTCTGACGATGAGATTGCACAGGAGAAACAGGCACGGGCTGAGCAGGAGCAGGCGATGATGCAGATGCAGGCAGCGCAGGCAATGGCCGGTGCGATGAAGGATGGTGCAATGGCGCAGAAGGCGGGTGCTGAAGCACAAGCTGTACAGGGAGGTTTGATGTGAGTATGGAAGAGAAGGACGAAATCCAACGCGCCTGGTCGCGGGTCTTTGAGGGCGAGTACGGAAAAGTCATCAAACAGGAACTGGAATATTTTTTATTGATGGATTGCCATGTGCCGGGCGACCCATATGCTACTGCCTACAACGCAGGGCGACAAACTTTGGCGCGTAACATACTCATCTTGGGAGGACAATATGAGTGAACCAGCAGAAAATATGGAGTTTAACTCCGCACCCGCAGAAGCACCTGCACCGGCAGAAGCACCTGTTGCTGCACTGGCATCATCCGATTGGCGCGATGCGCTGCCGGTAGAACTGCGTGAGAACCCGACCATCAAGGACACCCCGTCCATTGAAACGCTGGCTAAGCGTCTGGTTGATTCCCGTTCCCAGTTGGGCAACTCCATCCGTGTGCCAGGGCCGGATGCGTCTGAAGAGGATCGTCAGGCATTCCTGACCAAGTTGCTTGAGAAGGATGTGGGCTTGATGAAAGTGCCTGACCCGACAGACGAAGCGGCAGTTGCCACGGTATTTGATGCACTGGGTAGACCGAAAGAGGTGAGCGAGTACCGCGCCCCTGAAGAGTGGGCAGGTATGACGGACGAGCGCATGGGCGCATTGCGTTCTGCGGCACATGAGGCGGGTCTGACCAAACGTCAGTTTGAGCGGTTGGCAAGTCGTGTTGCTCAGATGGACAACGAATACATGAGTCATTTCACCAGTCAGCGTGAGTCAGAACTGAACCAGTTGAAGGGTGAATGGGGTCAGGCGTATCAGCAAAAGACTGAACGGGCGGCATTGATTGCCAAGCAACTGGATGCGCCGCAACCGTTGATCGAGGCACTCGGTGCGGGCGATGTAGACGCGGCGACTTACCGTTGGCTCGACAACCTTGCCAACCGCTTCGGTGGTGAGGGTAATGGGTTGGTGTCCGGTGTCGGTGCGGTGTCTGAGTTCACACCATCCGAGGTGAAAGAGCAGATGAACGAGATTACCCGCAAGATGCTGAGTATGAGTCAATCTGACCCGTCCTATAAAATTTTGATGGATAAGCGACTGAAATTAGCGGAAATGTTGCAATCTTCCTGAGGCTTATCTACACTTCGTTTAATTGGCGAATTACCGCCCTGTCCCGATAGGAATCGCAGGGCGGTAATCGCAACATCTGACAATGAGCCTGGTTTGCCAGTACCCTCGGTGGAAGATTAAGACACTACGTTTAATTTTTTATTCAGGAGATAGCACATGGCTATTACAATCTCTCAAGCGTATATCGAAACGTTTGAAAACACCGTTCGTCAACTGGCTCAGCAGAAACAGTCATTGCTGCGTAAGGCAGTGATGGAAGTCAACAAACAATCTACCTCTCATAACTGGGAACGTCTGGCAGCGAGTTCTGCCCGTGCCAAGACATCTGCCCGTATGGTTTCACCGGCTGGTGGTAACGGTTCTGGTGCAGTTGGTTCTACTGACGGTCTGGAATGGACCCGCCGTAAAACCGCTATTCAGACCTTCGACACTGGTGAAGTTGTTGAGCAGGAAGATATCGTGCAGATGCTGGTTGACCCAAAATCTGCTTCTACCGAATCCCTGGTCATGAACATGAACCGTGCGGTTGATGACATCATCATTGCTGCTGCGCTCGGTAACGCGACTGATGGTACAGGCACACCTGTTGCTCTGCCTGCTGGTCAGGTTATCGGCGACTACACCACTGAAATCGATCTGGATTTCGTACTGGCTGTTCAGGAAAACTTCGATGCGAATGATATCGACCCTGATATGGAGCGTTACTTTGTTATCGGTCCGCGTCAGAAGCGCAAACTGTTCCAGTTGATTGAAGTTGTTTCTGGTGACTACCAGGACAAGAAGGCGTTGGCTACTGGCTATATGCCTAACTTCCTTGGTTTCAACTGGATTGTCTCCAACCGTCTGAATGCTCCTGCTGCTGACCAGCTTGACTGCTTCGCCATGACTGGCAAGGCACTGGGTCTGCATGTTGCCGGTGACATTTCTACCCGCGTTGCAGAACGTGCGGATATGTCCTTCGCGTGGCAGGTTTACCTGCAGATGTCTATGGACGCAGTTCGTGTTGAAGATAGCATGGTTGTTCATGCCAAGCTGGCTGACACCGTAGCATAAGGTGACATGAGCCTTAGGGGAGTCCTCGGACTCCCCGTCCTTATGGGAGAATAAGATGGCGGCAATTGGCGTAAGAAAAAGCACGGCAGTTCAGCAGTGCATTTTTGGTTTGAAAACCAGTATGATATGGCGCGACTATAACGGTACTGGTGTAAGTAATAGCAACACTGAACAGGCGTTTGGTGTTAATTCGTTTGACACGCTTGGTCATTCGTTGAATGCGGCAGGTGAGAAAGATGCCTTTCGTACACACAACGTGGCCGCAAACTTGAGGGTATCCAACGCCCCTGACCCCGGTCCGTAATATGAAACAGTCTGACGCACTGAAGATTCAATGGATGGTGAAAGACGGCAAGTCGGTTGACGAAATCGTTGCCGCCCTGAAGCACATCCCCGAAGAAGAGATTCGCAAGTTTTTGCCCTCTGAAGCACCGAAGAAGGTTACCAAGAAAAAGGTAGCAAAGAAGGCGGAAAAGCCTTCTGATGATTTCCTCGACTAAGGAGGCAACATGGCAACACAGGTTGGGATTGCGAACCAGGCGTTATCGCTACTGGGTGCTAACCTGATTATCTCGTTTGACGATGGTACGACTGAAGCAAACTTAGTCAAGGCTAACTACGATGATGTGCGGGATGCTGTGTTGGAGGAATCCAACTGGTCTTTTGCCGCCCGGTGGTTAGACCTTCCTCCCCTGGCAAGTCCTCCACCTGGTGAATACAGTAGCGCGTTTGCTCTTCCTCCAGATGTCATCCGCGTTATCTTTGTCGGGGAGGATTTCAATCACCCTGAACAATGGCAGCGTGAGGGCAACAACATCCGCAAGGATGGTAACCGTTGCAAGTGCCAGGTTGTATGGCGGGAAACCAACCCGAATGTGTATTCCCCCATGTTCAATCAAGCCTTGGCAGCGCGTCTTGCTGCCGAGATGAGTATTGGCCTGACCAATAGCGATGTGCTGTGTCAACAGTACATTACGATTTATGAGGGTAAGCTGGATAAGGCGATTAACAACGACTCGTCACAAGGTCGCGCTCGCAGGATAACTTCCAACTGGTTGCAGTCTGGCAGGGTGTCTGGTTCAACTGTGGCAGGTCCAGTTGTCTAATGGCGAAACATCTCACCAAGATAACCCCGTTACAGTCGTCATTCTCTAACGGTGAGTTAAGTCCGTACCTGTATGGTCGCACGGATACCGAGGGTTACAAGCGCGGTGTCGCCAGGATGCGCAATATGGTGGCTGACCCGCGTGGCCCGACTTACCGCCGCGATGGTTTGCGGCACATCGTCCGTGTGCCAGGCAATGAAGGTCGGATATTTCTATTCTCTATTTCCGAAACCAGCGGGTATATCTTTTTGGTGGGGGATAAGAAACTTGTTCCGGTCACGTATGAAGGGGTTACCACTTCGGAGAACTATGTTGTAAACCCGCGTTTTCGTGATGGCAGCACTGGTTGGGTAAGCTCTGCAACAGGTTCGACCATTACCTTTGCGCCTGACGAACTGACCATTACCAACACTAATTCCGGCAACCCACACGGTCACGTATGGCAAACCGTTACCACGACAGGTGGGGCATTGACGGTTGCGATGTCGGTCTGGTCACCGACACCTGTCAGGTTGCGTGTCGGTACGGCTGCAGAGGATGGTACGTATCTCGATACCGTAGTTGTTGGCTATAGCGTATTCCGACAGAACCTGACCGGAGTCGGTGCAAACCCAGTCATTACCATAAGTAACGAGACACGCGGTACAACGGCGATTATTGGTTCTGTGTCGTTGTCCACCACAGGCGCAATCACTTCGTTCACGACCCCGTGGACTGAGGCTGAATTGCGCAATCTCCATATTATACCTGCCCCCGGTGGTACGGTTATTTACATGACGCACCCGAACCACCCGGTATACTCGCTGGAATACGATTATGCTTCTGACTCGTTCACGTTCAATGCGGTAACTTTTACTTCCAAACCTGCACAGTGGACGGGGACTAATCACCCTCGCACCGGCTGTTTTCATCAAGGACGTTTGTGGTTAGGTGGTACACCTGCTGAGCCTCAGACGTTCTGGGCCAGTAAGTCAGGGATCTACACGGATTTCACCTTGGGGGCCAATGCTGATGAAGCGTTGGTATTTACCATGAGTAACCTTGGTGACATCCGTTGGATGGCATCAACCAAGAACCTGCTGATTGGTACGAACCTGTCCGAGCATATTGTCACCTCAGTGGATGGTGTCATCACACCGGGGGATATACAGGTTACCCAACAGTCATCCTACGGTTCTACAACGATTCAGCCGGTACAGGTTGGTGACCAGGTATTCTACGTGTCTGCTGACAATTCCAAG